AGTTCTAGCGACTGACCCAGCAGACGCTTACGAGACGCTAGAGCAAAACCTTTGTAAGGAGGTAGCCAAATGGCTAACACCACTTTTAATGGTCCAGTTCGCTCAGAGAACGGATTTGAAGTAATTAATGTAACCGCCGGAACGGGCGCGGAGACCACGGTTTTCGATGTCGCTTCAACGGGCATTGTCACTGACAAGTATGTCAAACATGTCGGTTTTGCTACCGGTGTTACTGTCAACACCACGGCTGGCGACAGCGACAACATTGGTGAGTTTACGCAGCCCGCCAACACAATCATCACTGACATCAAGATTCTTTGTGTTACGGCCCCCACCATTGGGACTGGTGACATCGGGTACGAAGTCGGAACGTCTAGCTCTGGCGCTCAAATTGTTGCG